AATGCTCTGTGTGCAGACCTGTGTGCATATCTTAGCGGGTCAACAATCATGGCATATGATTTGCCACCACCAGCAGCTCCACCATATAACACATCTTTCTCACTAGCAGCAAGAAAGTCTGTCTGTGGACCTTCGTTAGCATGGAAAAATATGTGGTGATTGTCTAGATGTTCTTGTACAGCTTTAGGTAACTTATCTAAATCATCGTCAGTAACAATACCTTGTTTAGTATTGTCAAGTTTTTCAAGAGTTGTTTTTTGTTTTTTGAATGACTTCTTAGCGTTGTTGAGCTTTTGCTCTAGCTTTTGAATATTCTTTTGTTTACGTGTTATGGTTCTACGTGCTACAGCTTCAGCATCGTTAGTAGGTCTTCCACCTCTTTTACGAGGCGTACCATCTTTCTTTAATACAAAATTGCCTTCGCTATCTTGCAAGTAAAGATGTGGGTTCAGTTCCCAATCTTTCGCTTCGTAATCCATACTTTTTATCTATGTGTTTTTTAAGTCCCGGAGCAGACATTCGTCTGTCCGTTTTATATTCTAACCAATCACATGCAGCTTGTAAGGATATTTCTTCGTTGACTACCATGTTCTCTGCAATCTGCAAAGCTTCTAACTCTGGTTCAATAGGCTTAAGAAAAGAACTAGACTCTTGAGATAACTCGTAACCAAAAGGTATGGTTGATGTAGCTCTTTTTATATATCCTTCTTTCATTTTACTTTTTATAAGATTTATTTACTTCGTCAATATATTTTAAATATTCTTTTTCTGTTTTATATCCTTTCGCACCTTCTGCTACAAAAGTTTCTAATTGCTTTATACCAAAAGGAACATTTAATCTTTCAGCTCCCGCAGTATACATAAATGTTACAGGAACTTCTTTGTCTCCTTTAGTTAATGCTCTGTAAAGTCTATGGTTTCCTTCATAAACTGTAGCGTTGCCAGTAGGTTGAATTTGTATTTGAATAGGGTTTGGCTTGTAGCCTTCTGTTTTTATAGCTGTTTCTAAGTCTGTAAGATAATCTTTTTCAATTGTTCTTAGTTTAAAAAAATCTTCTCCTTCATTACTTTTATCTAATTTATTAGCAAGTTTTTTTGGGCTAACAAAAAAAGGTTTTGCTTCTGTTCCTATGTTAAAAGTCGTAGGTAAATAAGCACCTGTTTCTCTAGCTTCAATAGGATTCATTAATGTTTTTCCTTCTGTAGTAAACTTAGGTTTTTGTGTTTGTAAAGCATCTTGAATATCTTCTAAAGTGTTAGGACTTACTTTTGATGTACCGTATCTGCCTGTAAAACTTATTCCGGGAGAACTTAAGTTAGCACCTACGTTTTTAATTATGTTTTTATTTTTAGTTGTTTTTACAGCGTTTAATATTTGTTTTGTTCCCAAACTTCCTAGTTTAGGATTTAACTCTGGTATAGTTCTGTTTTCTATAACTTTATCTAAGCTTGTGCTAACTCTATCTATTACTTTATTTTTTATCTTTTCAATAACTTCTATATTTTTTCCTGTTTGTAAATCAAACATTTCATCAGATATTTTATTAGAATATAAATCGTCTTCAATTTTTAAATTTCTTTTTTCTAAATCTTTAATATCTTTTAATTCTTTTTCAACATTAAAAATTCTTTGTGCAACTTTATCACTAACAACAGTTCCTGCATCATCTAGTAATTTAATTTTAGATGCAGCTTTTAATGGAGCAATACCAGCTAAAACAAAATCAATAGGATTTTCTGGTACAAAAAAAGATTTTACAGCTTTACCTGCTTTTTGTACATTTGCAATAACTGGGTCAGTGCTTAATTGTTCTTTATCTAGTTGTATTGCTTCATAAGGACTAATAGGTTCAGCTTTACTATATTCACCTATCTCTTGTAAAAACTCTGGTGGAGCTTGAGTTGCATTTGCCGGACCACCTACATTTCTAAACTGTCTTGTTTTCTTTGCTATTTTTTTAGGTTGCTTAACGAACTGTCTTCCTTTTCTGGTTCCTTCTCGTTTAGCTTTTGTTGTTCTTGCATATTCTTCAGACGATAATGATTCAATCGCCTTCTTTGGGAGATACCTTTCACCCGTTTCTGCAGACGGCTTACCACTTTTGGTACGCCATTCTTGCTTTGTCCAATTTCTGAGACTTCGTTGTGACTTTGCTAGTGCCATTATTTATAACCACCACCTTTAGCTTTATATTGTTTTGCTAAGAGCTGGGCTTTTCGAGCAGACCATTGACCGGCTTTACCACCTTTGGTACCACGTTTAATCGACTCGAAAAGTCTCTTACGCATAGTGGGCTTGGTATAGTTACCAGCTTTGTTTACGGTAGATTTACTTTTCGTTTTCTTTGTTGTTGCCATCTTTTTCTCCAAGTTCTTCAGACTTTCCAAATATTAAATCCCAGTTATCTCTGTATTGTTTAGTATAAACTCCGGGTCTAGGTCTTGCACCTTTACCTCCATCGCTTTTGCCATATATACTTTTTCTAAACACCATAGGTTTTTCATCGCTTCCTATTTGTTTACCCATACACTACCATTTAACTCTGTTAGCCCAATAGGCTGCAGACATTTTTCCTTTAGCTATATTTTTTCTGTGTCTAGCTTTAAAGCTTTTCCGCTTTGCTTTCATTCTAGCTGATTCACCTGCTTTAGGTTTACCAGCTGTAGACGCACCTTGTTCTCCGAACCTAATGGTTTTAATCTTGTTACCTTCTTTAGCCACAACAACGTGTGACTTTTTAGGATGATTAGGAGTTCTTTTAGGTTTGTTAAACCCAGAAACTCCTGCTCTTTCTAATCGTGAATCTTTTGCCATTAGTTTATTTTTTTAGTCCTAGTGGACTATCCTATCTCTTTTTATTTCTTCGTGTTCTAGTTCTTGGATTTCTCCAATAACAAACAACCCATGCTCTACTGCTATTCTACTAGCTTGTACCATTGTATCAGCTTTGATGTATGGTCCTATAAGAATACCGGGAACATTATCTATGTATTCAGTTATCCATATCTTCATAAGTTAGTCTAACGGACTATATTCCGCATCCTCTGCTTCAATATCAATTGTATGTTTTTCTGGTAATATAAATATACCACCACTAACACTATGATTAATATCTACTTTATCTGTTTTAACAACACCAGCCCTATCTAGTATCGTTTGTGCAGCTTGTAACTTGTTGTTAGCTTGGGGAACAGGCTTATCAGATTTCATAACCTCTATAAGCTTGAATGCTGCAGTTGGGGCTTCCCTCGCAAGTACGTCACTGGCTAAGTCTACTACTTCGTTTTTAAGTGATTTTAATATTTGATAGTGATTGCCTGAATACCCTGCAAGTTCCGCTGACTTTTTGAAGTCCCCACCAGTTTCTACAAGATTATTCAAGAAAGACTCTTGTTTCTCGGTAAGATTGCGTTTCTTTTCTGGCAGATAACTCATGCTTCTATTATAGGGGTTATTTACTAGTTTGTCAAGTACTTTGTAAACTTTAAAAGTATTTTCGATTAGGACTTGACAAATGTGAAATAGATGTGTATAATAAAGTTGAAAGCGTCCCCCGGTTCAACACCTACCAAACCCAATCAATACCCTACTAAACTGTAGGGTTTTTTATGCCTGTAAAGCTTATGAAGTTTGGGGAGTATGCGGCTAACTGGTTTATACCGATATTGGGTAGAAATGTATGAGATTTAGATATATACTACCCCACCCCCCGTGGCACTCTGCCCACCCCCCACTTGTAAAGGGTTGTACAAAAATTATACAGCTTATCAAGTCTTTACAAGCTGTACAAAATTTATACAGTTAGCGAACCACCCCAAAAGATAGGCGAATCTTTTAAAACTTTTAAAGACTTTGCAAGTTGTACAAATTTTATACAGCTAGTTTATGAGCCTTGAAAAGTTTATGAAGTGTCATACTGTTATTAAAAGTGTCATACTTTCAAAACTTCAAAAGACTTCAAAAGACTTCACAAAACTTATAATCACTTATAACCACCCCTTATAATACAGTTCTCGTTATATATAACTGTACAATTTTTATACAGTATTACCCTTGAAACCATTGTTGTTATAGGGTTTATAAAGTACTTGCATTCTCTTTTTATATTATGCTTATAATAGGTATGAACAAAATAACAACCCACAAAAAACACTGTATGAATGTACAGTATGGGTATAATAATAATAATGGAGTAAATATGAAAACAATTAATGTAGATACTGGAATTTTTGAGACTAAATATAAAGATGTTTCTTTAGAGGAATATTCTAAAAGGTGGACAAGTCATTTTAACGATGTAGCTAAACTTTCATTATGTTGTAAAGATAAAGCTTTTGATATCAATTATAAAAAATATAATGAAATTAAAAGATTAGGCTCTGAAATGATTGAAACAGCTTTTAATGATATTTGGGAGAGACAGAACAGTTAATCCCTAACCACCAATTTAAGCTCCTTAACTGGGGCTTTAGGTGGTATAAAGGATAGTCAATAATGACTACAATAACAAAGCATGAGGGCTTTAAAA